ACTCTGGTTCAGTGACCACAAACCAAATCAACTATACTGCTCCTCGTGAGGCAGCAATGGTTGGGTCGGTTTCACTTTATCTGAGTGACTTCGGTCAGCTTGATGTGGTTATCGACAGATTCACACCATCAGACAGAGTTTACCTCCTAGACAGTGACTATGCTTCTATCTGCACACTGCCTGGTCGTAACTTTGCAGTAACAGACCTCGCTAAAACAGGCGATGCTGATAAGTTCGAAATCATCACAGAATGGTCTTTGAAAGTATCTGCGCCTAAAGCACATGGTGCTGTTTATAACTTGTCATAAGTTATTAGGGGGAGAGCTTAGTCTCTCCCCTGATACTTTGGGAGAAAAGTTTGTCTAAGAGATTGCTTAAAAGGGATGCTGTCACTGGTAAGGAAACGTGGGTACACGATAATCCTAGTGGCGGTTTTGTTTACGAGACATCGCAAAACGTTGATGCACTTTTAAAACGTAACAAAGAAGAGGCTAATGCATATCGTTCTGGTTCTTTGATTGGAGATACACAAAGACATCAACAGAAGGTTGCAGAAATACCAACGGCTCTTTATTATGAGCTAGTACAGAAGTTTGGTGAGCCAAAGCATAATCCTAACGCTTGGAAAAAGTGGATGAATGATTATGAGAACAGGTTCTTTAGAACAAGTGGTGGTAACGTATAATGGCTATTACAACCTTTGCAGAACTAAAAACGGCTGTTGCTAATTTTTTAGCACGTTCTGACCTGACAGACAGAATACCTGAATTTATTAGTATGGCAGAGGCTCGTATGGGTAGGGAGTTGGAAACACGTTCACAGGAGAAACGTGCAACAGCTACGCTAACAGGTGGTGATGCATTTGTTTCATTGCCCACGGATTTGCGTTCCATAAGAATGGTCAAGCTAAACACAACCCCTACGGAGGTTCTTGAGTATTATACGCCCCAAAAAATAAATGAATTATACTCAAGCGGTGGTTCTGGAAAGCCTCGTGCTTATACCATTATTGGTGGAGAGATAAAGTTTGCACCTACGCCCGATAGCGGATACACAGCAGAAATTGTGTATATGGAAGGTGTGCCAGATTTGTCGGATAGTAATACGACAAATACGATTTTAACTCGCCACCCTGATTTGTACTTGTATGGTGCATTGTCGGCTGCAAGTGTGTATTTGATGGATGACCAGAAAACACAGATGTACGACAGTCTCTTTACACGCTCAATGGAAGAGTTAAAACGTGAAGAAGAAAAGGGTCAACATGCTGGCTCTGGTTTATTTATGAAATCTGATTACGGAGAATTGACATGAGCGCAATGAGTGATTATCTCGAAAACGAAATCCTTGACCACATACTAGGAACAGGTGCATATTCTGCACCATCTACTGTTTACATTGGTCTTTCTACTGGTTCTTTTGGTGATGATAATAGTGGTACTGAGTTATCTGGCAGTGGTTATACGAGAAAGTCTGCGGCTTTTGATGCTGCCTCTGGTGGAACAACCGACAACACTGCTGCTATTGAGTTTCCTGCTGCTACTGGTAGCTGGGGTACAGTAAGCCATTTTGGAATCTTTGATGCCTCTAGTTCTGGCAATCTTTTGATACATGGTGCTTTTTCAGCGAGCAAAACGATTGCTACAGGTGACATCCTACGGATTGCTGCTGGCGACCTAGATGTAACTGCGGCTTAGTCCAATGGCTGAGATAATCGGCCCAACACTGGAGCAGCTAGACAACTGGGGCAATATAGATGCCCTTGATGCTTTTGGCACTCTTGAGGATTTAGATAATCTCAATCTGTTTGAGACTACATCTTCTGTTGCGACTGCAATTACAGCAGCGCATACCAATAGCTTAGTAGTTGTAAAAGAGCTTGAAGGCTCATCTGCCCTATCAATTACCACAACATCAGATGGAATACGCATACAGTCTGTTGATGCTTCTGTAACAGGTGCGGCAAGTGTGGCGGCTGTTGCTAGATTTACTGTTGCAATGGATGCTTCAGTAAATATTGCAATCACTGAATCTGCTAGTGCCTTAAAGGTATTAACCGCAAGTGGCAGCGCAAATATTGCCGTAACAGCAACATCTGGCTGCAATACTATACTTGTTATTAATGGTGCTGTGAGCATGTCTGTAACTGCCAATGGCTCTACGCAGTTTACAGCTAGTGGTGCTGGTTCTGTTAGCTGTGTTATAACAAGTGTTATAACAGGTGAAATACTTGGGGAGCTTTGGTCTGTTGTGTCTGAGGGCAGTGAAACATGGAGTGAGGTAGCTGCTGGCTCAGAAGTTTGGACAAATGTAAGTCAAGGTAACGAGGTTTGGTATAGACAATGATTAGATTTGGCGAGTTTTTACCAGACCAGTCAGCTTTTAATAATGCTGGCACAACTGTAGCGACAAACGTAATTCCGTCTTTGACAGGTTATGAGAGCTTTCAGGGCCTGTCTGCTATTAGCGGCACTGCTGACAGTACCATTGTTGGTTTGTTTGCTGCTCGTGATGATAATGGCAACACAGCTTTATATGCGGCTGATAGAGCTAAGATATATAAGTTTGATACATCTGATGGTTCTTTAGACAATATTAGCAAGTCTGGCAATTACAGCACTGGCACAGAGGATAAGGTTCGTTTTGTTCAGTATGGTGAAACTGTTGTTGCTACCAACTTTGCAGACCCTATACAAAAGATAACTGCTGCTGCATCTGGTCTGTTTTCTGACCTTAGTGCTGATGCACCAAAGGCTAAGTATATTGCTGTCGTGCGTGACTTTGTAATGACAGGATTTACCAATACGACCTCTGCTGGTACTAAGCCATATCGCACACAATGGTCAGCATTGGGTGATGCAACAAGTTGGGCAGTAAGTGCTACAACACAAGCTGACTTTCAGGACATTGATGACTTGGGGGATATTACTGGTTTGGTCGGCGGTGAGTATGCAACGATACTTTTAGAAAAGGGTATTGTTCGTGCCTCATATATTGGTTCACCTTTGATATTTCAGTTTGACAAAGTTGAGTTGAACAGAGGTTGTAAAGTACCAGGCAGTGTTGCTAATGTTGGTCATGCTGTGTTTTACTTGGCTGACGATGGCTTTTATATGTTTGATGGTAAAGAGTCTCGTCCGATTGGGGCTGAGAAGGTAAACAAATTTTTCTTGGAGGATTGGGATGGAGCTTATGCAAAGAATATGTCGTCTGCTGTTGACCCGTTACGACAAGTTATTATCTGGTCTTATGCTAGTACATCGGCAACTGCTGGCGTACCTGACAGACTTATTATCTACAATTATGCCCTCGATAAATGGTCAACGGCGAACATTGGGGTTGACCACTTGGCGGGTGTTTATACGGCTGGTTTTACTCTTGAGCAACTTGATGCTGCTTTTGGCAGCTTGGATGTCCTACCTGCTTCTCTCGATGGGGTGGTTTATCGTGGTGGTGAGTTTGTTTTTGCAGCCAGCAAAGACAACAAAATCCAAACTTTCACGGGCAGTACGCTTACGGCGATTGTTGAAACGGGTGAGTTTGAGGTTCGCAAAGGCAATAGAAGCCTCATTAGAAATGTCATCCCGTATGTTACGCTTCGTGAAAATGAAACTGGTGCTGTTACAGCGCAAGTTGCGAGTCGTAATAGGCAGATAGATACATTTACATTTGGTTCTTCTTCTAGTCTAAATACAGATAACTTTATACCTGTGCGCTCTGAAGGACGTTATCACAGGATAAGGTTAAATCTTACAGGTGAGTGGAATAAGACACAGGGCATTGATATTGATGCAACAACTACGGGACGCAGATGAGCAATCAGTACAGAAAGCTACCATATCAAGGCGGCGCACCTCGTGAAATATCCGAGGTGGTAAACAACTGTGTCGAAGGTAAGTTAAACAGTACAGGTAGTTTTACAGTTTCATCTGGTACAACTACTACGAATGTCACAGACAAACGTGTTGGTGCAAATAGCATTATACTTTTTACGGGTTTAGGTAATGATATTTCACACATACACCCATTTGTATCTAGTCGTACAACTGGCAGTTTTGTTGCTGGTCATCAGAATCATGGTCACGATTTAGTTGTTGGCTATGTGGTTATAGGATAAGAGAATGGTTGATTTAGCGAGAATGTCAGAATTGTCACAATTTTCACCGATGGGTGGTTTTTTTGGTGGAGGATTTAATTTTGACGCCATGAATCAATTAATAATGACACCAGAACAAGCCAGGCAAATGAGCATGACGAGGGATGTTAAGCCTCCAGCAGTTCAAAATGCAATTAATCAAGCAATTCAAACAGGCCAAAGTGTTTCATATAGTCAACCTACAAATACTGTAGCAGCATTGCCAGCTACACCTACACCAGTAGCACCAGCCCCAGTAGTGCAAACCCCGTTGCCTATAACTCAGCCTAGTGTTAATGTGCAGAATACAGGAGATATGAATATGGCAAAACCTGATGGCGTAACCGAAACAATTACACGCACAGCCCCCGCACCATTTGCAGAACCATTCCTGCAATATGGTATGAGCGAGGCCCTGCGTCAATATCAGCAAGGCCCATATGAGTATTATCCTGGTGAGACAGTTGTTGGCTTTGCACCGCAGACAGAACAAGCGTTGCGTATGAGAGAGCAACAGGCTCTAGCTGGCACTCCCGTTGGAACGGCTGCACAGCAATACGCAACAGACGTACTTGGTGGCACATTCCTTGGGGGTAGTCCTGGGTTAAGTGAAGCCATCAACAGAGCCTTAGACCCAGTGCAAGCAAGAACAACAAGTGCATTAGCACAACGTGGTCGCTTGGGTTCTGGTGCTGCTGCTGATGTAATGACACGCGCACTCGGTGATGTTGCGGCTGACATTGCATATCGTGACTATGGTGCTGAACGTGCTAGACAGCAAGATGCGTTAAGATTAGCTCCAGCACTGCAACAGGCTTCTTATTACGACATTGGTCAGCTAGGTGCTGTCGGTGGTGCTAGAGAGCAACTTGCACAGCAACAGCTTGCTAGTGACATTGCCAGATTCCAGTTTGAGCAACAAGCACCTATGCAAGCCCTTGGTCAGTATCAAGCGGCTGTGTCTGGTTTCCCAATGGGTCAGACATCATCTGCAATACAACCATACTTTGAGCCAAGCACAGGCCAAACATTCTTAGGTGGTGCTGCTCTTGGTGCATCAATATTGCCAGATGACCGCTTGTTAGGTGGTGCGCTTGGCGGCTTGTTAACTACGTTCCTTTAGGAGTTTATTATGGCTTTGATGCAAATACCCACAGCGCAGAGTTTGTTTGACCGCAATAGGGGGCAGGCAACTCCATTAGGTCAGCTTCCAATGACAACAGGTCAAGGAATTTTAGGTAGACCAGTAGTGCCTGCAGGTCAATTACCTGCGACAACTGGCGGAGCTGCCACTTCTCAGCTTCTCTCTCAGCCTACCAGACCAGGATTTCTTGGTCGTATAGGCAAAGCTGCTACTGGTTTAGGGCGTAGTTTATCTGACCCTAATATGTTGTTAGGTATTGGCTCTGGGTTGTTGACAGGGCCACAAAGAATACCAGTAGACTTTGGGCAGTCGTTGGCTCAAGGGCTACTTATGGGCAGACAGCTAAAAAGGCAAGAATTAGAAGATTTACTCACACGAGCAAAAATACAAGGAGAACTGGCAGATGCTGCTGGCGGTTTTCAGCGTGAAAATTTAGTTGGTGAAGCAATGTTTAGGCTGCCTGGTGGTCGCACAGTTCAAACTTTTGCAAACAAAGCAACAGGTCGGCGTGAAATGGTAGATTCTGAAGGCAAATTAGTCACAATTCCAGAAGGTGCTGTTCCCTTAAATTATGCTGGTATTCCAAATATACAAATTCTTGAAGAGAGTGAGGCAAAGGTTTTTGAAGGTGAGGCTAAAATGAGAGCCTTAGACTCTTACTTGAATGAAGTCGAAGGCGCAAGTCAAGGGTTCGGGCGTTTAATGGATACCTTAAATACTAGAGTTAAAACGCTTATTTCTGATGGTGAGCTAACACAGCAAGAGCTTTCAACAGCAAAGGGTAGAAAAAAACTTCAAGGTCTTTTGGGGCGTTTTAGAATAGATATTGTTGGTGGTGGTGTAATGACTGAGCAGGATGCGCTGCGTATTTTAGATGCGTTGGGTGGGGATTTTGATTCGTTCCAAAATAAACAGGTTGTAAGAGAAATTATTTCAGATTTAAGGTCTGATATATTTCGAGGATACCAATCAGATTTAAATAGATATAATTCGTATGTAGAAGGTTTGCCTTTGGGTAGTGTAACAAAAACAACCTTCCCAAGAAAAGATGCCTATTCATTCACGCCTTCACAGCAATCTGGTGTTATTCAATATAAGCGTGATGCTAGTGGTAAACTTGTTCCAGTACGATAGGTGAAACAAAAATGGCTGATAAAATTATAGAGTTTGAGGGGCAAAAGTACAGTTTTCCAGAAGGTACAACTGATACAGAAATTCAGTCTATCTTGGAAGATTCACCGAAGGGTGGGGAAAAATATGAGCCAACAACAGGTGATTATGTGCGTTCAGTCTTTCAAGGCTTGACGTTTGGTTTTTCTGATGAAGCTGAAGCGGCTGCAAAAACATTGTTTGGGGAAGAAACATATAGAGATGAGGTAAATAAAATTCGTCAAGAAATGGAGTCATTTAGAACAGAAGACCCTGTTGCAGCATACGGACTAGAAGCTGCTGGTTCTTTGCCTACTATGTTTATTCCTGGTGTTGGTGCGGCAAGGGGACTCCAAGGTTTGTCGAAACTTTCTGCGGCAAAGCAAGCGGCAATTACAGGTGCAGCAGGAGGGGCATTGTACGGCGCGGGTGCTGCTGAAACTATTGAGGATATTCCTGTATCAGCCCTTACAGGTGCGGCAGTTGGCGGTACTCTTGCTGGCGGTCTTTCAAAGGCATTTCCAGCCGCTTCAGAAGCAGCCAAGACCCTTATTAAAGAAGGCGTACCTCTTACACCTGGTCAGGCATTGGGTGGTATTTCAAGATTTGCAGAAGAAGCGTTGTCTGCATTTCCTGTGACTAGAGATATTATTACAGGCGCAAAAGAAGCTGCCGTTAGAGGTTTTGGCAGAGCATCTATTAATAGATTGTTAGCTCCTATTGGGGAAAAAATTGGCAAATCTTCCTTTGGTACAGAGGCTTTTGATGAAGCGTTTTCTGTTGTCTCAAGTAAATATGAGAACATTATTCCTAAGTTAAGTATCAATAAATCAGAGGACATGATTTCAGCAATTAAATCTGCTGTTGCCGAAGCATCTGAAGAATACGTTTTAACTTCAGGAACTAGAAAAAACTTAGATGATATAATTAAAACTATAATTTCAGACATTCCTGAAAGCGGTATAGCTAAGGGAGAGCTTTTAAAAAGAGTTGAGTCGAAATTAGGAAATGTTGCTAGTCAAAGAATTAAATCTGCTGGTGCTGATGACAAAGCTATTGGATTGTCTCTTTTTGATATTCAGTCTGCTTTTAGAAAAGAGCTTTCAAGACAGAACCCAAAGGGTAAAGAGTTACAAAAGTTAAACACTGCATTTAAAAATTTAATACCTGTTCAAAATGCTGTAAATAAAGCTATTGCATCTGGAGGTGAGTTTACGCCAAAACAAATGCTGCAATCCATAAAACAACAATCACAAAGAAAAGCCGCAAGAGGTAAGGCTGATATGCAAGAATTTGTTACTGCGGCAGAAAGAGTTATGTCACCATCTTCAACAGGTAATTTTGCTGCACCACTTACAGGTGCTGCTATAGCAGCAGAACTTATGTCGGGTAATGTTTCTCCATTAGCAAAAAATCTTGCTACTGCTGTTGGAGCATCACCTTTTTATAGTCAGGCTCTTTTGCCAGTTACAAGGGGTTTGCTTGCTGCGCCAGGGTATGCTGGAAGAGTTTTAGCTCCAATATCGGGTGGTATCTTATCTCAACCTGTAGCAAATGCTACTTCATCTTTGTTAGAGGACTAAACAATGGCTAAAAACAGTGTAAGAGATTTTGACGCAACTGCGGCAAACAATACAGACATTCAGTCCGTTGACATAGCGGAGAACTGCGCTCCTAGTGGCATAAACAACGCCATCAGAGAGCTAATGGCAGACATCAAAGATGTCTCTGCTGGCACTATTGCACTTGAAAGCCCACAGGCTGACAGCATGACTGTTACTGGCGACCTGACTGTCGATACATCTACACTTAAAGTTGACAGCACAAATAATCGGGTTGGGGTGGGGACTGCTTCTCCAACTCAGGTATTAACTGTCAAGACAGCAACAGATGCAAACCTCGTTGCGCTGAACGACAGTGGTGTTC